AAGAAACTGAGGTTGAATCTTACGTTGTTGGTGGCATCAAACAAGATGTCAACAAAGACACTTTTGCTGGTTTCTCATTATGACAAAAAACTACGACGATTCTAAGTGGCGTGAAGAGATGAAGGGATACACCTCTAACAAATTACAGTTAGAGATGTTAGATAGTGGTCCTAAGAGCCTTGCTCAGTCATGGATGATGGGTGCATTGTATAATAAGTGGAAGAAGATGAAGGGTTATAGTGACCCACCACCACCTGATTGCTCATCCTCACTTAAAGAGTGGGAAGAAAGCGTCAAAAAATACAAATCTTGACATGCCTACTACCATCAAATTCACCATTGCACAAGACGGTACTGTTACTGAAGAGGTGCAAGGAGTTAAGGGAGCACAATGTGAATCCCTAACAAAAAACATCGAAGATCGACTTGGTGTTATTGAAAACCGTATACATACTCCAAGCTACTATCAAAAAGTAGATGAAGAACTTGAAGAATTTACTCACGACTCGGAGTGTGCCTAATGTCCCACTTTACTAAAATTCAAACCAAATTAAAAGATAGACCTGCTTTAGTAGAAGCATTAAATCTTCTTGGTCATTTTCCAGAAGAGGAGAAAGAATTAAAAGTTACTGGGTATCATGGTAAAGGTCATGAAACTGTTACTGCTGATATAGCAATAGCAAAAGATTCTGGTTTCAAATGGAATAATACTACAGGAACTTTTGAATTAGTTGCTGATGTTCAGACATGGGATATGAATATTCCTATCACCAGGTTTCTTGATAAACTTACACAACAGTATGCGAGGATGATGGTACACAATACTGTCAAGGAGATGGATGGATTTGAGATACAGGAGGAGTGGGAGATGGATAATAATAGCATAGAGATAACAGTGACTAGGTGGGACTAAATAGGGCATAGACATATGAAAATTATGAAATGGTTGAAGAAGGAGTTTATGAAAACCCCTGGTTATATGAGGGTAAACCTTTCACTTCTGACGATATTGGCGATTTCTTCGGTTTCGTCTACCGCATTACTAATATCCAGTCGGGTAAACAATATATCGGAAGAAAGTATTTCCAACAAAAACGTAAGCCTAGAGGTGGTAAGAGACGGGTTACGTCTGAGAGTGACTGGAAAAAATACTATGGAAGCTCTGACGAGCTTAGTGCAGATCGAAAGTTACTTGGAAACGCAGCGTTCAAACGAGAGATCTTATCCCTCCATACCAGACTCGGAGATGTAAACTTTGAAGAGACTAAACAACTGTTTCTTCACAATGTCCTAACAGAAACTCTTGACGGAAAAACACCTCTATATTACAATAGTAATATCTTAGGACGCTACATGCGTAAAGATTATTTTAAACCTGAACAATGAAAATCTTTTTAGACACTGCTGATTGCCAACAGATTCAAAAGCATTTTGCTTCTGGATTGATTGATGGTGTTACAACCAATCCTACTCTTATCATGAAGAGTCATAGGAAACCTGATGATGTCTATCAAGAACTCAAGGATATGGGTTTGACTGACATTAGTATGGAAGTAGTTGCGGATAGTGTTCTTGCTACGGTTAAGGAAGCTCATCGTCTTCATGAAAAGTTTGGTGAAGTGACAACTATCAAAGTACCTTGTACACCTGATGGTTTACAAGCATGTCATGACCTTGCTAAGGAAGGTATCAAAGTAAATGTAACTCTTATCTTCTCACAGGTACAAGCAATACTTGCTGCTAAAGCAGGTGCTGCATATGTATCACCATTTGTAGGTAGAGTAGATGACAATTCATTTGGTGGTCTATGTCTGGTAAAAGATATTGCTAAGGTATTCCGTGAGCATATGGTAAGAACTGAAGTTCTAGCAGCATCTATTAGAGGTGCTAGAGATGTTGGTAGAGCATTTGAATATGGTTCAGATATTGTTACGATGCCTGTAGGTGTCTTTGAAAAATGTTATAAACATATCCTCACAGATAAAGGTTTGGAATTATTTGATTCAGATTGGCAAGCCGTTCAAGCATTAAACAATGAGAATTCATCTCTGGTATAGTACAGATCTAAAAGTGTGGCGTTGGTGCGTCACAGATCGTAGGCCTTATGTTTTACCTGATAGGCAGGAAACTGGTGAGGCCAAAGAATTAGATGATGCAATGGATGCTATTAAAAAGATATCAAAAAAATGGATAGGAAAAGAAGAACCCAACGCAGGTTGGTTTGGAGCTTAGAAAAATGGTAAAAGTAAGATGCCGTGTATGCGGTAAAGAGGTGGAAGGTCATTCTCACCAGACAAGATGCTGTGGTTGTAGTAATATGACCACAGTAACAGGAGATAGTATCAGTGCTCGTGATATGTCAAAGGTGATGATCGTGTCTCATGGACATTCCGCAAAGAAAAAGGATGGTCTTACTTCTCAAGACTTGGAGTGGCAAGAGCAGAGGAGGAAGAGAAAAGTTAAGAAACTTAACTTTGAGGTGCGATAATCTAAAGAGGACATTAAGAATATACATAATAATACAAGACTATGTTATAGTATCCTCACATACCACCGTAAAACTATGATTAATCTAGACGAGCGATACCTTTCTTACTTAGATGGTAGTAAGAAAATGAGAATCGATGGTATAGAAGAAAAGGTTGAGTCTTATGGATGGCACTGTGATGGTAATGATATAAGAGGACACTACGTTACAACAGAGAATTTTAAATTGTTTTATAATATGGAAGGTATATTTACAAAGATGGAAGCTTTAGCAGCATTGAAGGCATAAAAAAATCCCCTCGTGTGAGGGGATTAATTTTTTAATTTTGTTTCATAGTAAGACCTCTTTGCAGATCCGTTTACAAGTGGACTGATCATCTTCACATTCAATTAAACAGGCATAGTAGTCATTGACTTTAACGTCTTCATCAGTAACATATCCTTCTGCATGACTATTCCATCCTGCAAGTTGATTGTAAGACATCATCATAAGTTTTACCTCATTAACCACATACTATATAGCATATTTGTGAGCATTTGACAACATTTTAGTTACATTTCTCAAACGGGTAAATATACTTGTATACTATTACATAGTAAGATGAAAAAGTATTTCGACAAGGTTGTTGAATGGGATAAGAATCTCATCAAAAAGTGTCAAGACAAGTTTGGATTGACAGATTATCAAGTTGTTTGTATCTCCTTTGCTAAGGGATTTGTAATCGGTGCAATCTTACTCTGAGATAGTTTGGTCGGTCAACATAATGATCGCCATTCTTTTAATAGCAGTTGCTATTGTAATTTACTGGGTTTTTAAATACGATGATTGGAATCCTAATCCCATTATTACTGATGACGAGCCCAGCGAAAGCGTGGGAGGTGGAGAAACAACAACCCTATGAGGGTATGTTGCCTGACAATTCTCATATACTTAATACTTGGATGCAAGAGATGAGGAATTGGGAATTGGAGCAGTCTCTTAACGATCCTGAATTTGATATAAATAATGCACTTGCGGATTATTTCAATGGGAGCGATGGTTCCACCGAGCAGGAAGAGCTGCTACAACTTCAGAGTAACAAAGATTGATAAGGTGTTAGATGGCGATACTATCGATGTTACTATTGACCTCGGTTTTGATTTATACAAGAAAGAAAGAGTTAGAATTGCAGGAGTTGATACGCCAGAGAAAAGAACAAGAGACTTGGAAGAGAAGGCATTGGGAATAGATGCTACTAACTGGTTGAAGAAAAAATTAGAAGATACTATTGCAGGTGAAGGTGATGAACTCTCTATTAGAACAGAACTTGTGGGTGGCACTGGGAAGTACGGTAGGCTTCTTGGGTGGTTATATATTAACGAGGATGTTATTTCCTTAAATGAACAGATGATTACGGAGGGTTATGCTTGGGCATATGATGGCGGCACTAAACAGAAAAATTTTGAAAGCCTACGTGAAATTAGGCGTTCGTTTGGGTCATTGGTCGAGTCTTGATCAAGTCTACATAGATTCAAATGGCGAAACAGGAAGGCGTGTATACGCTGACTGGATTATACCAACAGAGGAATACGAAAACACATGAAAAATTTACCAATTCCACTACTCACATTCTTAGCAGCACAAGTAGGTGCAGCAGTTTGGTGGGGTGCTCAAATAGATGCCAAGGTATCACTTGTTGAAGAGAATAGGAGATACATCCAAGAGGTTGTTATTCCATCCTATGAGATTAGTGACAACTGGGATAACCCACACTATAACAACTGGTTAAAAGCAGGAGGTTGGAAGGATAAGTAATGACACAATCCCTCAAGTGGGTCTTTAGACTTATCTTTGTTGTGGTTGGATTTGAATTAGTAATAGTTTCTTCTACTATTGCTGGTTGCTTTATGACTGATAAGTGTAATGACGAAGACACTCAAGCAATTAAAGATACCATGAATGGTTTAGCAACCAAAGCATTTGCATTATATGCTGCAGAGAAAGCAGGACAGGTAGCAAATGAAAAGAAGAATATATGTCCTAAATGTGGTGAAGAATGATTGAAGAAAGAAATGAACTTATTGCCTTACTGAAAGAGAAATCTTACCGTAAGGGTGAATTTATGCTGTCCTCTGGTAAGAAGAGTGAGCATTATGTAAATTGTAAACCAGTAACACTACAGTCTGATGCTTTACTCTTCATCAGTTGGTGTATACTTGAGTGTATAGAAGATGATACTGTAGCAGTAGGAGGCCTCACCTTAGGAGCAGATCCTTTGGTAAGTGGTGTTGCTATGGCATCTGCTATTGTTGATGATAAACCATCAGTGGATGGTCTTATTGTAAGAAAGGAACCGAAAGGACATGGTACAGGAGCATGGATTGAAGGACCACTACCCCCTAAAGGTTCTAAAGTAACTGTACTAGAGGATGTTATCACTACAGGAGGTTCGGCAATCAAGGCAGCAGAAAAGTTGCGTGATGCTGGATATATAGTTGATAGAGTGGTAGCAATTGTGGATAGACAGGAAGGTAAGGAAGCATATGACGCATTAGAAAAGGCTGGATTGGATGTAGTAAGTCTATTTTTGCTAGAAGAAATTATTAAGTATAATTCCTCTTGACAGGAATCCATACTTATCCTAAACTAACTACGTTCACCTTAGACAAATGACACGTTCGCTTGTAGACAAATTCCATAAGCACATACCACTGTTAGAACAAACTGTAAGAAGGGAGTGTGATTTGGATCATTCAAATCCAAAACTATACAGAAAGGTATACCGTTATTTTAAAGGACAAGGAGTTGAATTTTATGGCAACCCCGACGATGATTATGAGTTAATCGTTGAGGAACTACAAACCGCACTAAACCGAAACAAATGAATGTTATTATGGAACGGTTCCCATACCGTTATGTTGAGTCAGGTACACTAAAAAATGGTAGACCTGATTTCCGTATCCAGAAGATGGATAACTGGACAAATAGATACAAAGACATGTATCTTTGTGACAATGGAATGCAGTTAACTCAAGCTATTGAGGACTTTGAGTATACAAAATGGTTAGATCCTGCAGGTATCCCTGCCTACAGGAAAAATAACTAAATAGCAAAAGCACACTTATTTGAAAAATGGCAACTAAAGGAAAGGCAGCAAAGTCTGCAACAGGTGCTTCGATGTCAAAATATGATGTTGAAGTAGAGGCTAGACTTCAAGCACTTGAATCAGCAGTAGCTGAACTACAAGCACATTCTCATGATGCACCAGCAACAACAGCAGTTGCAACAGGTGATGACCATGACAAACTTGTTGAAGTTGAAGCAGCATTAAACAAAGTTAGAGGAGTACTAGGAGTATAATGACTTGCACTGCGTTAGTATTGGGAGCAGGTGGATTCATCGGTTCCCATATGGTTCGCCGTCTCAAGAAGGAAGGTTACTGGGTGCGTGGGGTAGACCTCAAGCGTCCAGAATTTTCTGCTACTGAGGCAGACGAATTTATTCAAGGTGATTTAACAGATCCTCTCTTTGTTGAGAAGATACTTCGTTATACAGGTAAGACTGGAAACTTCTATAAGCAAGATGTTCCTAGTAAATATTGGCATCCATTTCATGAGATATATCAGTTTGCTGCTGATATGGGTGGAGCAGGATTTATATTTACAGGTGAGAATGATTCAGAGATAGTTCATAACTCTGCTAGTATTAACTTAAATGTTCTACATGAACAGAAAAAGTTAAATGACTTGGTTGATCGTAATTATACTAAGATCTTCTATAGTAGTTCAGCATGTATGTATCCTGCATTCCATCAGGAGAGTACAGATGATCCT